GTTGTTAGGAAACTCCGCTTTCAAATCGTCCAGAGAATAAGGAATAGTCTCGTTTGATAATGCCGGGCGCTCACCGTCTTGCAGCCATTTTTCCAGCTCCGACTTACGTTTAGCAAAAGCTTCCTTATTCAGCGATTCCTTGGCTTTATTAAGCTGCCGAATCCCCCGCTCATAGTCAGCGTTAGTAAAGGCTATCATTTCACCCTTCTTCGGCGGACGTTGTTTTTCACCTATCCATTGGACGGCAGCGCTTTCCGTACTGCCCATCTTTATGCCCAGCTCATCCATACGCTGCTTCAGGGTATCCGTCTGCGTCACAACACCCCTCGTATAAAGCTCTTTTGCCTTATTCAGTGGCTTTTCCATTATAGCATTCGCCCAATTTCTCAGGTCTTTGTCACCGCCGGAAACCAGATCCAGCGCGCGCCCTATATCGCGATTACGCAGCGATATTCCATTGGTGAGCTTTCTGAATTTCTGCGCCGGAGCGAAATCTGCCGGGTTAGCGTCCGGCATATCGCTGCCATATTCCTCAATAACTTCTTTTACCTTCTGCAAATCCATCGGATTTTCTTCCTTCGCAGCAATATCCGACTGCTTGCTTTTCTTGATATTCTTATGTGCTTTAATGTACTTCTCTGCTTCGCTCCGCAGGTCATCAAAAAGCGCCTTGTGGCTATCGCTGTCAAATTGATTATCCAGCTCAGACCATGATTCAAATTTGGGCTTCAATTCTTCCCGGACATCAAGCAGCTGTTGAAGCTTTGCCGTCTGATTATCCTTATCCGGGAACAGCTCTAAGCCATATTCACCCTGCATATTGTCATAAACATCATCAATGCTCAGAGTGCCTTTAGTTTTCTTAACCCGCAGCTTTAATGCCGTATCCTTGCGCACATACTTAAAATCGCCAATATTGGCACGAACATCAGAAGGAACATAGATTTTATAGGTATCCATATCCTTCCTTACGCCGGGGTTATTCTCGGAAACGCTATCATCAGTATTCCCGCCCATATCATAAAGTGCATCCGCCAGCGCCTGGGTTTTCCAGTAAACATTCTGCTCGTCTGCTTCGATTGCCTTGGCATAATCACGAATCAACGTCCTTGCCGCCCCGCGCTGCCCCTTGGGTATGCCATATCTATCTAAAATTGCATTTTCAAAATCCCCTCTTTTATAACCAATCTCATTTTCCTTGAAAATGTCCTTGCGCATTTCCTCGGAATTTACCTGCTCCCTTGCGTCCTCGATAACATCATCCGCCAGCATTTCAGCTTCTTCTCTCTGCTGGGTTGCAGCTTTGTCCGCCACATCTTCAAAAGAATCCCCAAAAGATTTTTGAGAATTTTCATCAAAGGTATTGCTTTTTTGATCCGAATATGATATATTATCATCAATAACGGAAGCACTCCTGCCGACTTGTGTTGGTGACGACACTTGACGGTTAGTCGCTTCCGTTATTTTTTTATTTTGAATATTTACAATATCATAAAGATAAGCTTTCCCGGATTTTGCAATCCCCACAACAATATCGGCAGAATAACCATTGTTCCCGACACGGAAATTCACTTTTCCCCTTGCAAATTCCGAGAACTTTTTTTTATGCCTAGGCTCTTCCCCTACATATTCTTTAGAAACCTGCAAAAGCTCATCCGCCTTATCAAATGCACGCATTTTATCATAAAATGTACTTTTATCGTTGCTATATAATTTGCTTGCAGAATGTGAATAATTCCATTCTTTATTCGTGTTTTTGTCTAAGCTAATTTGCTGCCCATTGACTTCAACGAGATTATGAAATTTATTTTTTACAATATCCGAAAGCACCTTCTGTATATCACTATCAGCAACACCGCTTAAAATATCGCTGTCAACATCAACAAAATATTCCCCGCTTGTATCACGTTCAATCTTATATTGCATTGTGCTGCCATTTTGCATTGTACTGCCATTCGCCTGCTGCGCCGTACCCTGTTTAGCAAGCCCTCTTGCAGCCTTTTCGTACAACTGGCGAATTTTCAGCAAATCCCTCTCGACCGCGCTACCCTTGAACTTCGCATAGGTATCCTTTATCCAATCATAAATACATTCAAACAGGTTTCTGTCCGTCCGGGCAAGATTTTCAATAGCTCCTTCATCACGGAAAAGCTTTTCCTCACAAAATTGTGCCACCAGCTCACGCTTCGCCCCTTCGTTATCAAGCTGTATACCTCTTTCGGCATATTGCCGAGCAATTACTGCCTGCACAGATTCCACATCAAGCTTTCTATGCTCCCGGAGGTAATCCTCAACTCTGCGGCTTAAATTATCATAATAGCCGCTTTGTTCAATATGATGTGTCAGTTCGTGCACAACCATCCCTCTCGCAGCCCCTATCATATTCTGATTGAGCGTTTTCTGATTGAGCATATCCTGATTGAGCGTTATCATGCCGTTACCATATTGAGCTATTTCCCCGTTGTCCAAATAACCAAACTGAAGTCCCACGCCCAATTTCTGCAAAGAGTCACGCAGCTTGACTAATTCAGGGTCTTGCAGCAAAGCAGAATTTACATATTCCGTTTCACTTGCTGCTCTCTCGCCCGTTTCTTCGGCTTGATTGATTACTTGTTCGCCCTCGGCATTTTGCGCCGCTCTCACACCGTTATTTTCGCCATTAACATCTTTTATGGCGTTTCCCTGCTCGACCGCTTGATTCTGCTGCTGAATGGCAGCGTTTCCCTGCTCGATTGCCTGATTTTGCCGCTGAATGGCAGCGTTTTCCGGCTCGATTGCCTGATTCTGCTGCTGAATGGCAGCATTTTCCTGCCCGATTGCTTGATTTTGCTGCTGAATGGCAGCACCTTCCTGCCCGATTGCCTGATTCTGCTGCTGATTTTGAGCCTCAGTGCGAACACCCATAATGCTTGCAGGCGCACCCATAACCCCGCCGAGAATACCGCCGAGCAATGCAGAATAGAGAGCTTCCTTTCCCGTGTCCTGCCACCATTCGCTCATATTCATATCGGGATTTTTCGCCTTTTCGTAAATCATTAAATTCGCAAGATTCTGCGCCACGGTTGTAGCGCCTTCGCTCGCGCCTTCCATACCTGCTTGTTTGGCAATAGCGGTAATATAACTTTTGAGATTATTCTGAATTATTGAACGAGTATTCCCACCGGCAAGCTTGAATAGATTTTCCAAGGGCAGCTTTTCAAAGGCAATTTCCGCTACGGCATTCGCTATTCCGGCAGCCAGCGCTTGCGTATCACTCGCACCACCCTTCAATGCGTCATACACACTTTGCCCACCGGCAGAAGCCCCCATGGAAGCCAGCGTTAAAGTCGGATTCCCGGTAGCTGCCCCCAAGGCAATAGAAGGAATCATATTCGCCGCGGTCTGCGCCACATCATAAGCAACGCCGCCAATCGTACCAAGCCCGGCTTTACCCTTAACATTAGCGTCCGCAATATTTTGCATAACCCTGTCCGCTTCGCCGTCCTTTTGCAAAGGATTTATAGCTTTCGCCAAACCTGCGTTCAGGCTCGCCACGCCGCCGCCGACAGCAGCCCCCACACGGTCAATGGCACGATTAACAGCACTCTTTTGCTGCTGAATCTGTGCCAGCTTATTATTTGCCGCTTGCTGTTCTTCCGCAGTAGCGGCATTTTTATATTCCCGAAGTGCAGCCGCTTCATCAGCATATATCTGCATAGAAAGACTGTTTATGCCGGGCAAACCGCCGGTAGCATTGTTCACCGTTTGCCGATAATCCTCGCCCACAGTGAAACTACCGTTATCATTCTTTTGCGAATTATTAACCTTCGTTTCGCCAAGCTTTTCCAGAGCATTCAGCCCCTTGCCCGGGAGCTTGGCACTCTCGGTCAAAACCTTACTCGCATTCTCCCTCCGCAAAGCACTAATCTGCTCCATAATGTTTTCTTCTGCCGTCTGCTTGGCGCTTTCCTGTGCCAACTCCGACAGCTCGCTTGACTTCCTCTTTTCCGCCCAAGAACTGTTTTCCAGCCAAGAAGAAAGAGCGGACGTAACCCCGCTCTTTTTTTGCAAATCATAAATTTTTTTGGGCGTACTCGCTGCCGATGAGCCGCCTTGTCCCTTTGTTATATCGGTTTTTGTCGCCGTAATCGTACTGCTTTTAGAAGAAGTGTTCACACCAATTTTCGCATTAGCACTTTTTTGTGCTGCTGTAACCTGCGTCTTTTTGGCGTTTAACTCCTGCAAATTTATCTGTACGCCCCCGGACTGAGCCTTGCTGTTTGTATTTTGCGCTGCTCGGCTCTTGGTATTACTCTGCTTAACTGCTTCTTGCGCTGTAACCGTTTCCTTTCTCCGGGTTTGCAAATCGCTTAAATTTATTTGTACACTCATTTCTTAACACCCCACACATACCTATGCAAGCTCAATACCATATTTATTAGCGTATTCTACAAGCTGACGCCCGCTTATGCCCCCGGTTGTATACGCCGTCTGCAACGCATTGGCAATAGTTTGCTTATCACCTGTCGTAATAGCAGCCGCAATATTTTTGTCAGCCTGCAAAACCCGGCTTGAATCTGCCGGTTCGTTATCCGCATAATACTGCGCATAAACTGAATTTGTATTGCTGCTGCCACTACTGCTGCTTTTGCTCCCGGAGTTACCGCTGCTGCTTTTTCTACTGGAGCTGGAGCTGCCGGAGCTGCTGCGTGAAGATGAAGAAGTCGAGGTTGCATTTTGTGCCGCCAGCATAGCCGCAATTTGCGAGGTCGTAAGCCCCAAGGTAGAAGCAATCTGTTCGGTATTATAGCCAAGCCCAAGAAGCTGCAAAGCAAGAGAGCGGTCAGCCGATTGCTGTTCCGCCGCCAAGGACTGCGCATATTGCTGGTCCGACACTGCGTCCCTGTTCTTCTGATAATCAAATTGAGCCTGCTGATATGCCTGCTCTTGCTCCCATTGCTGCTGCGCCCTATCAGCCGCCAGCTGCTGCAAATACACATTGCCGAGATTTTGGTTGAATTCATAATCCTGACTCGCCTGCTGCTGTGCCGCCGTTGCTCTTGCCGCCGCAATCTGAGCGTTAATATTCTGCTCTGATTCTGCCAATGCCTGATTGTTGCTATTAACATTATTTTGCCAGTTTAACTCATTTTGCAGACGAGTACTTTCGGAATAACCACCATTCCCAAGCCCCGAAGCCGCCAGCTGCTGCCCCATATTTTTTTCGCTGATTTTTTTAGCTGCATAAGCTTGCGCATTAGCGTCCTCTGTCTGCTGCCTTGCCTGCGTAATCTGGTTGCTCATCTGCTGAATATTCGCCTCGGTCACCTGCTGATTGGCAGATTTAAGCGCATTGTTATACTGCTCAGCGATTGTTTTATATTGGTCATAACCGCTGGGGTTAGTGCTTGCCGTCTGATTGTTGGCAGCCGCTTGCTTGTTGGCAGCCGCTTGCTTGTTGGCAGCTGTCTGAGCTTCCTGTTGCTGATATTCCGCCGCAATTTTATCATAACGCCCAAGACTGTCATTCTGGGCAACCGTACCAAGTGACTTACCCGCGTCATTCAAACGGGTATATGTCTTGTTTTGCTCATCATATTTAATCGCCATTAGCTTCTAATCCTTTCTTCGTGCTTTCCTCGGTTTCATTACTTGTCATTGACTCCAGCAGCTGCACAGCCTTGCCATAGTTCTCACACCCACGGTCACGACACGCAAAAGCCGCTGCTCCGTCCAGCCTGTCAATCCGCATTTCAATCCCGCACCTTGGGCATAACATTCACACATTCCCCCTATTCCTGCCGCCATCAATAGCGCCATCAATAGCGCTATTAATTTCCACTCAATTTATTACCCAACATCTCATACAACTCTGCGGGCGATCCGCCGCCAGCTCCTGCGACATTGGCATTACTGCCGCCCGCAGACTGCTGCGCCGTTTGCATACCTTGCTCCTGCTGTTTTTTCACCTCACGAACCCTCTCCAGAATCTTGGACTTATTTTTAAGATAACCGTCCGGCAAACATTCCAAATACGTTTCATTATCCGGCAAAATGCCCGCCTGCAAAAGATTATCCATCATCTGAACCTGCAACAATTCAGACCAATAAGCAGCTGCGCCAATATCAACTTTCAAGCGCCAGTTATATTTTTTCAGCTCGGTAAAATCAAACTCCGTGACAACAGCAACCTTGCTCCCATCATCAAGCTTTTGGTCTATGCGAACGTTGCGAATCCCATAATCTTCACTCATCATATCCAACCAAATCCTCACGCACGATTCGACAAAGCGGTGAAAGTCAAGACGTTGCAGGTCGAGCGGCGTAGCTGCTGCCTGCTGCACTGCAAGAATTGCCGATGTGTTATCAGGAGTGGCATTCCCGAGAGCAGCATCATAAATTCCCATACTCGCCTTTGTTCGTTCATCAAGGTCAGAAATAAGCTGTAAGACCTGCGCCGACATATCAGCCGCACGGAAATCGGTAAACACCGCTTCTTTTGGTGTGCCGGTTACGGCAACAGCCTCGCCCGGTCTTGAACTCCAGCCGTTGGGAAGTTTTGTCTGGTCGTAAATAACTTTCGGAAAACTGAAATTTTGTCTGTCAAGGCTCGCCAGAGCATAAAGTTTATTGATAATAATTTGGTTGTTGATTTTCCCGGTCACGGGCGAAACTCCGTGATAATTGTTACGCTCTTGCTCCCAGCAAGAATAGGAAATTGGATAAAGTGAATACCCCAAATCTGTCTCTCGTTTTATATATGTGCTCTCGGTACATTTCAAAAAATGAACCGTTTTTTTACCGTCAGCACCTTCCTGCTTATAAAATTTTGTCAGAACGGTAACATAATGCTTTGCGGTGTCCTCCTGCTCAACCACACTTTCATTGTCAGCTATAATATCTTCAGGATTCTCGCCATTGGCTTGTGCTTCTTCTTGCACCTCCGACAAGAGTCGCCGCTGCCGAATAATAATATACGGTTGCCGCTCCACTTCCGCAGTCGCAGGATTGCCAAAAAATATATCCGTATTATTGATGATTTCCGTCTTGATTGCGCCTTTCCATTCCTGCCCTGTATCTACATCAGGGTCAAACCAATGATAAAGCGCCATATCCCCGTCTAACGCAAGCTTTTTCAACAAAAGCCTGTGCTTATACGCCGCTTCCGTATTTTCCAAAACACTGGTAATAGCGTCCTGCATAATGTTCGTAATATATTCCTCAGGGGTCAAGGTAAACTCTCCGCCTTGAAGCTGATCCGAAGTGTTCATATCTCTTTGAATTTCAATATTCACACCAATATCATCTGAAACAAGCTGCGAAACATAATAGTTCACGGCAGGCTTGATAAGATTCAGACACGGCTTGTCCAAATTCGGCGCATTTATCCCTCCCCATTGTCGGTCATTATAAAAATTATTGTTAATCCGGACAGTAGCTTCTAAGTCCATTTTTTGATTGAAGCTAAGCCCGTCCTGATATTCCGTCCATACCGCTGAAGGCTCTTTCTTAATTTCCATTTTTCCTCCAAAATAATATTCTAAAAGATTGACATTGCAACACAAAAGCTATACAATAGATATATACTTAATCAAAAAAAAGGAGTGCATTTACATGACAAACACAACGACCTTTAGCGTCCGCATAGATAAAGAACTCAAAAAAGATTGCGAAGCTCTTTATGCGGATTTGGGACTAAACCTCACAACCGCCATCAATGTTTTTCTCCGCCAATCTCTCCGTAGTGGCGGTTTTCCATTCGAGGTCAGGCAAGAACGCCCAAACAAGGAAACTATTTCCGCCATGCTTGAAGCCGAAAGAATTGCCCATGACCCAAACGCCAAGCGTTACTCTGATGTAGAGGAAGCGCTCAAGGAATTAAAAGCATGAAAAAACTCGACATTGCATGGACTAATCAATTCAAAAAAGAATATAAATTAGCCGCAAAACGACATTTAGACATGGAGCTACTGGATAACATAATCCGTACACTTTCACGAGGCGAGCAACTTCCGGCTCAATACAAAGACCACCCTTTAAGCGGCGAATGGAGCGGACACCGAGAGTGTCATATTCTGCCTGACTGGTTATTGGTTTATCGAATTGAAAATGATGTGCTGATACTTACCTTGGTAAGAACAGGCACACACAGCGACATCTTTGGCTAAACAACTGCGCCGCATGAGACACAAAACCTCATACGGCGCTTTTCGTTTATCCTTTATACTTACTGCCCATTGTATAAAGAACTGTAAAGCCATAAATGCCGAAAGGCACTCCCGGCTCATTATAAAGCTTGAATTGCATAAACATCACTTTCTTTGCCTTAGTGTTAGATGGCAAATTCCTGGGGAACTCGTCCGTCTCAAAAGCAAAATCCGAAAAATCCGTGCTATCAAAATCAAAGACGCTCGTTTTCTCGTCCAAAACCTGATTGTTTATGCTCTCCAGAACATAATCCACCTTAACATGCGAACCCATTACAGGGTCAGCAATAGCATAGGCGTTCTTAATTTTTTTGTAATATGCCCTGCTGCCAAAATCTAAAATAGGTGTATGCCAATAGCAGCTTATAGGCGTAGCTTCGTCATTGCATACATCTGATGTAATAGAAGAATCCAGCTCCATAATCGCCCCGTCTGCCGTTCCGAACATTAGCAAATTATCTCCGACATACCAGCAGCGAACAGGAAGCCCTGCCCAAAACCACCATTCGTATTGATATTCACCGCTGCGGTCAATATATGTTTTTGGTGCATTACCGTCCGCAACATAGACATTACCATTCACGGCTAGATAATAGCAACCTTGGAAGCTCACCGCCACGGCATTTTGCAAATCACTCTCCGCCGCCAGCTTGGGATTGATGAACCAACTTCGATTAACGGCAAAGCGCTCGTTTACCGCTTCGTTTGATACCCTAACCACAGCGAACACTCCTTCGGAAGATAGGCAAAGATTATCCCCGCCAAAATGCGCAAAACAGCCGCTTGCAACAACACCCTTGCCCACAGCTCCTTGTTTAACAGGGAATAGCGCTTCGCTGCTGTCCGATAGACTACTGGTCCGCAGCCAAATTGTCGGCTCAGAACCGCAGGAAGCTTTATGAATCGCCAGAGTATCATCAGATAGCCAACTATACCCCATAATAGCGCTGCTATCCTCGCCTATTTTGGTGTAGCCAAGGTCAGGGTAATAGGTAGGGTCATTATATCCGCTGTACCAATCCATATTGCAATATTCGCTGTTGCCCGTAACAAAAAGCCTGTCCGCATTGCCGCCCACGCCATACACCTGCGGTATCGTACAATGATTTATTCTATCAGAATAGGCGTTGCCGCTCGTTTTGAAACTAATCTGCACACCTGATATACTACCGCTATCAAGAACATAGCCGCTGTTGTAACTAATGCCGGTAGCACTCTGATGTGGTTCAATAATAGTTAAATACCATTCGCCGCCCGATTTTACAAGTTGCACATCACACACTCTTACACTGTCGCAAGCGTCCAATTCATCTTCCGATGTATCATAACACTCAGCCAAATAACCCAACTCAACACTCTGCTCCGTGGTAGTCGCAGTAAGCGCATACTGTCTGGAATACGGCTTGGAAGCGTGACCCTTCACATGATATTGATAATGATAATACATAGTATCACTTGCCAAAACGACATCAGCCGTCTCAAGCGGCAAATCAGTAACCCCAAGCTTATACCAATATTTTTTCGCCCAAAACTCTTTACCGCTGCTTGTCCATTTCCAAACCAGCTTACCTTCCGCATCAACATGCGCAGCGTCTGCCTGAACATATTTTTTTTCGGTATCCTTTTCAGCCAAATTATTTACTTCAAACTCTACCTCATAATTATCCATGCCGGAAACAGGTGTTACATTCAGCCCATCAGAAATTGTTACAATCCCGGTCGTTTCTGCGAATTCATAATTTGTAACATCAACCCACATGCCGTTATCCAGCAGCTGCCGCACGGAATTTACCTTCACAATGGGCGCAGTATCTAAATACAATTCACTCTCACCTTCAGCAGAAACGCAAAAAGTATTTTTACGCCTTGTTCCGAGAAGATTAGGCGATTCAAGAGATGTACCGCCGAGACTGCTACCGGCTTTCCGCCCGATAGTCGTAGTCGGCACATAGGCAACATCTTCCAATCCTTGAAGCTTCATCTCGCCGTCAAATTCGCCGAAAACAAGCGCTCTCTTGCCGTCAAAAATATACAAACAGCTGTTCATCTGTACAGAACGGCTAAAGCTGTTATTCATGCCCGAATAAAGCAGTTCGCTGCTGCCGTCCAACTTCCAAAGGCTCAAATTTTCCCCGTGATGAACAAGACGATATTTGCCTGACAACACCGTCAAAAGATGGATTCCGTTAATTCTCCCGGCAAAGCTTGCAATTTCCCTTGCCCCGGGACGGATTACAGGAAAACCATGCAAATTAGGAATAAGATTGCAACAGTCAGGACTTCGCTCCCTCGATACGTCAAATGGATTATTAGCAAAATCCACCCCTCGGAAGCGCTCAATATTCAATGTATACTTGGTCTTAGTGCTGCTGCTGAAACTAAAATTACTCATTTATTCTCCCTCTGCTCTATCTGCCAAAAGCCAAAAAGCTTGATACTTCCCTGTCAAATTGGCTTTCCTGTTGTATTCTTGCCGCCCAAGGTCTGCCCGCTATCAAATAACGCAATGCGTCAGGCGCATGGGTCAGCTCATGCGGGTTCTTTGCGCAATCATTTGGATTTCTGTCCGAGCGCTGTATTGCCGGAAGCGTCCTAAGAAGATTCTGGCAGTTCGTGCCTATTTTTAGCTTTGCCGTTTTTGCGCCCTGCTCGTCCTCATAAACACGAAGCCACTCGGCAAGCTCGCCCCAACCCTGAACCCTGTCATTGTTGGCACGGCTCAAATAAATACCCTTCTCGGCGAATATATCTGCCGTAGACCGCCCTGTATCACTATGCCTGTTCCAAAGGTCGGGCGGCGCAAAAAACGCCTCTATTCGCTCACCCTCATCAATTCTGCTTTGCAGCAGCTCCGCCGCCTCACTTGCCAGCAGTCCGCTTTGATAAATCTCCTTGTAAACCCATGCCCGCTCGCCATAGTCCAGAGCTGCAAAATAACAGGCAAACATGTCTTGCCCATAGTCAAACGCCACAAAACGCCGCCAATCCGCAGGAATTATAAAAGGCTCAAATGTATGCACATCACGGCGAAACATTTCAAAATATTGTCCATCAAAAACGTCCCAGTTGCCGTTTAGCAACGCTTCCTTTTCCTTTTCCGGCAAAAGCTGCAATCGCTTTACATAATTTGGGTCGCCTGCAAGCAAAAAAGGATTGTCCTGCACAAGAGAAGGCAGGAAAATCCGAGTATGCTCGTCTCCTGCCTCATCTACACATAAATGTTCCTTATTCCCCGCACCAATATCTATAAATCTGGCTTTGACCCAATAATGACCCACACCGCCGGGGTTTGTACTGCTTTTTATCTGTCTGGGATACG